TGTACTGCGATATGGATTGATGCCAAACTAGGTTTTGTACCCCGTGCGCTTGACAAGGACGAACGTGAGGTACTAAATAGTGAGAAAGCCAAGATTAAGCACCTACCGCTTGACCAGCGACCACTCACGCCCTACTTGCCGATGATGTATAATCATCCATGCACAATATGGGTTAGGTCGAGCTTGGATAACTTTGAGTGGACTCATTGTTATGCTAACGCATTGAACGATGAGTACCACTATCGTTATGGTAAACAACACAAATCCATAGTGGAAGTAGTAAACAAACTACCTGAGCCAAAAAATATGCCCAGACTAGGATTTACAGAATTTGGACTAGCAATGCCAGATGAGTTGAAAGATTATGAGAATCCGATACAAAGCTATCGGGATTACTATCATCTAGACAAAGCTACGTTCGCAGCATGGTCTCACAGAGACAAGCCTCATTGGTGGAATGAAGATTACGCAGACTATGAGGAAAGGATAACAGCGAAATGAAAGTAGAAGTAAATGGAATGTCAATGGTTTTTTCAGACAACATTACTGAAGAAGAAATGCACGAAGCAATTAAAAAAAGATTAAACAATTTATACTTTACTAGACGACCTATTGTTGTTAGAAAAAGCAATGGTGAAGAATATAAATTATTAAATGGCATGAGAATGCAGGGCAAAAGACATTCATCATGATGAACTTATCAGAATTAATAGCAGTAGCGGAGGAGACCCCAAAAGTTATGGGAAAAGCAGAAGTAGTAAAACAAAACTTACAAGTACAGCATGAAAAGATTAGTGCTGAAATTGGCATACTTGAGAAAAAGTTAGCAGATAAAAAAGAGTACCTTGCAAAGATAGAAGGTGGAATAGATGTAGTTGACGAATTACTAAAATGATAGTAATTGAAGACAATTTTTATCCTAATCCAGATGAGGTGCGTGAAAACGCACTTAAAATGTTTTTTCATCCTGGAGTAAGAGGTAAAAAACTTATGTTTGCTGGACAAAGAACTTTTGGTGTTATTTCTGAACATAACAGATTATTTTGTAAGAATAGAATATCAAAGTTAATAAATAGAAATATAATTAATTTTGCACATAATAATAGTAACGGAGGTTTTACTTTAGGTAAAGAGATATCTAGTCTTGGAGAACCTTACAAAAATTGGATTCATCAAGATAAAGGCAATCATGAGACTGAAAGGTCGAAAGAGCTTCAAGCTCAAATGTTTGCTGCTGTTTGTTATTTGACACCAAATGATATAGCACCTTCTCTTAAGTATGGAACAGCGTTATTTACAAACCTGGAATCTGGTAAAAACTGGGCAACCCCAGGACATAACTTTAGTAAAACTAAAATATTTCAGAATCAAGTAGATGATTCAGATAAAAATTTTAAACTTCATACTTATGTTGGTAATATGTATAACAGAATAGTAATTTATCCTGCAACATATTGGCACGCTCCGTTCAATCCAGGATTTGGATATAACAAAGAGACAGGAAGATTGATACAAATATTCTTTTTTTACGCAGAAAAATCAGGAGTGAACAAAGGGTACGAGGAAAAGTAAGTGTTAAAACCATCGGGAGAAGCTCTAAGACATTTAGAGAAGTCTATTCTATGTGATGAATTAGTAAGACAAGAACAACATAAAGAAGAAATAAAAAACAAACCGTTGACTCCTTTATTATGGGATAGACCTTACAATCATGGTTTTTTATATACTATATATGATGATGAAATGTATTTAACTTATGTTAGATACTCCATAATGAGTTTAAGATTAGTACTTCATTATAATAACTCTAAGGTTATGGTTTTTGTAGAAGCAAAACTATGGGAAAAAGCCAAAAAAGAACTAAAAGGTTTAGTATTTGAGCATGACATAGTACGAGTAGAAGGAAAAGCTGCTTGTTATAAGCAAGTAATTGCTTGTCATTCCTTGATAAAAGATTTTGAGTATTGTACTTTTGTAGATGCAGATTTGTTCTTTTTAGGCAAAGAAAATAGTATGAATGAGCCTATTAAAGAAGTTACAAAATTACTTATAAATAATCCCACTGCTTTTGTATGGGCATTTAGTAGACAAGAAACTCCTGATGTTTCACATACTTTTTTACATAAACGAGGAAGAGTAAATACACTTAGACCTCATACTTATACTTGGGATTTAGAAGAAGAACTAGATATAGATGTGGAAGAACTTATACACACAGAAAAGGTATGGAACATATCTTTTATATTTAGTTTCTGTCCAAAAAGATTACAGACAGATGAGTACAAAGCCTGGGCATTGTATTCCATGTTAGATAACAATATGTGTGACGAAAGTATTTGGTGGCTATGGAGTAAAAAACATAACTGCAAACCATATTATTGGGGAAATCCAGGTATACCTGATATATCTATTAGTACTCTAACTCATGAGTCTGAGGAAAAGTTACATTTGTTTCAACCTATGTTTACAGATACTTTAGCTGAAAAGATACACAGAAGATATGAGACTTTTATGGCGATATTAGAAATAGAAAATAATTATAGAGAGTTTATAAATGACAGAATACAACAACGATAAGTTTAACGAAAGAGTAGCATTGAACATGCTAAAAAATCACATACTAAAAACTTATGACAGTCACTACAGTATGAATAAAATCCAGTCAACCGAGTTCATCTTTGACGCTGGTCATGGCGAAGGGTTCTGCCTAGGCAATATTATAAAGTATGCCCAACGCTATGGAAAGAAAGATGGAAAAAACGAGCAGGACTTACTAAAGATTCTGCATTATGCAATAATTTTACTAGGGGTAGAAAATGAGAATAAAAAAACACGAACAGATTACACAAGCGAATATAACCAAGGTAATTGAGTTATTAAATCCAAAGGATGGTAGTAAACCTATTACCAAGAAGGAAGCTTGTGGTATACTAAATATTGCTTACAACACAACAAGATTAAGTAATATTATAAAAGAATTTAACGAGACTATGGAGTTTCGTGCAAAACGAAAAGCACAGAACAAAGGTAAAGCAGCAACACCACAAGAGATTTCATCTGCAGTAGCAATGTACTTGGAAGGAGCTACAGTATCAGATATAGCCAAAGGGTTGTATCGTTCTCCTGCTTTCGTAAAAGGTATCATTGATAGAATTGGAGTACCTCAGAAGCTCTCAATGACAGACTATGAAGGAAGAAGAAACGCAATGCTACCAGAGCAGTGCGTAGCTGAAGAGTTTGAACCCGAAGAAAAAGTTTGGGCAATTAGACAAAACTATCCAGCAATAGTTAAAAGAGAACTGAAACCTGAATTGGCGGAAGAAAGAGGGTACAAAGTGTACTTAGTAGACACAATAGAGTGTACACAAGAAGATTTAAAAGATACGTACTTTCCATATCTAAGTTTTGCAGGCAAACAATATTGTTTAGCATCTTATGAGATGGGCAGTCTAAGACATTTACGCGAGTATATGTAAAAAGGACATTTATGTCAGAATTAATAATAGCTATGTGGTTAGCTGCATGGCTCATACAACTTTGTGTGGTTTACCTTCCTATATTTAGGAGAATACCTCGTGGTCATATAATTAGGAGACAAAAGATAATATCTGGTGTTGTAACAATGGTAATGACTTTTGTTATAGTACCTTTTGTACTCCTACCCATGTTAAACCCCATATATAAAATAAGATTTCAGAAAGGATTTCTGAACGGATTACTAGGAGAATAAAAAATGTATAGAGGCAACCCATATTTTGAAGCATTAGCAGCTAAGTATAATGCTGAAATATTAGAAGCTGAAGCAGTTTTACAAACTTATTTTCAAAATTCAGTAGGTATTGGAGAACACTCTGATCTACTACCTGAGTTTGATAAGTGGGTAGGTCAACTTGCAGAAGCAAAAGATAAATTGAAAGCATTAGAAAATTTACTAAAAAGATGAGTCAATCCTTAATACTCACCTATGAAGGAGAAGATATAGCAGTAGTTAGAGATACCTATGAAAGGGCAGTATATGAGTATATGCAGAGCTATGATTTTATAGGTTTTGATAATTGGTTATTAGAAGGTAATTTACTCTCTCAGAAAGAACTCTATAAAGACTGCACTCATTTTATTGATTTTAAGGATTGGGAAAACGAGTTAGATATGTTAAACTTACATCCAAAAGATACATCAATTATGGCAGGTCAAAAAAGTATATCGGACTATAAGAATTGGTATACAATGAAAAGTATAACTTTAATGTACCAGCTGTATCATGAAGAAATTGACCACTTCGGATATAGCTATTGAAAAATAGTTCTTGACGGATGGTTAAAATTCGGATATAATATATTTATAATAAGGAAATAAGCAATGAGCGACAGGTATTACACACAAATGCTAGAAACCACAGGTTGGTGTCCTGGCTATCGCAGTACCTATACTCTTGCTGAATACAAACAAAACTATAAACTAAAAAGGAAAAGAACTATGGCGTGGACAGACGAAAGTAAAGAACAAGCAGTTGAAATGTATACTGCAGAAGAACCAACTCCAGAAAATAGCATGGAGATTGTTAAGAATATTGCTGAAGAATTAGGCGAGAGCCCAAATGGTGTCAGAATGATTCTAACAAAAGCAGGTGTTTATGTTAAGAAAACACCAGCAGTCAAATCAAGCAGCGGTGGAACAGGTGGCGGTAGAGTCAATGTTGCAGCAGCTCAAGAAGGATTGACTAAAGCTATTGCTGATGCAGGAGAAGAAGCAGACGGTGCTATTGTAAGTAAGCTTACAGGTAAAGCAGCTGTGTATTTCACAAACCTAATCAACAAACTTAACGATTAATACCCCTGGAATGTGGGTAGTCTTAGGACTGCCCGCACTTTTTTGCATCTAACAGAAAGACCTTGCAAGACGATACCATGATTGGACGGTAATAGATATTAACCTACCAACAAGGAACGCATGAAAAAAGACGATTTTGTTAAAAAAATTGATGACGCTGGTGATGCAGTAGTCACGTATCGCAGTCAGAATAGTCGCAGAATGAAATATAATGTCTGTACTAGAGACTTCGATAATAAATACATACAGGAGAAAAGAAATAGAGCAAAGCCAAACAATAATCAAGTATTGTTGTTTTGTTGGGACACTGATTCTTATAGACTATTATCTCCTGAAAGCGTAACTTCTATCCTTCCTCTAGCGAGGATTTTGAAAAATGATAGAACTACATAACGCAGCACCTGTTTACGAAAAAGAAATAGGTTATAACGAAGCTAAACATGAAAAAATCTTTGTTATGGTCAATACTTTTCGTGGAACAGAGTATTTACATATAAGAAAGTATTATCAAGACTTTGATGAAGAATGGAAACCAACAAGGGACGGCATTGCCATGCCTTTAGATTTTGATAATAGTCGTGGACTATTTGAGGCATTAGTAGAAATACTTTCTATATCAGAAGTCAAAGGAGTACTAGAAACTCATTTCAAAGAAGTGTTAGACAAGATATACCTATAGCATCAAAAAATAATCCTTGACAAATCCTTAAAAATTCTGTATAATATATTTATGAATAAGACAGAATACCTAGAATATTGTAATCAAATGTATGCAGAAGGCAATCCTATATTACCTGACGATGTATATGATAGACTTGTAGAGAACACTGCTCTTGAGGAGCAAGTAGGTCATGCAAGTATTGATGCGCGATATTCACACCCTTTCCCAATGTACTCACTTCAGAAAGTCTTTGTAGGAGAAGATGAAGAACCAAACTGGGAAGCCACACAAGCCACAATTATGACTGCCAAACTGGACGGTGCAGCTGTGTCTATAACTTATGTAGACGGCATCTTTCATCAAGCACTTACTCGTGGTGACGGCAAAGCAGGGTTAGATATTACTGATAAAATAAAAACTTTAGTGCCAAATGAAATATGGTGTAAAGGATTGAAACAGATTACTGGAGAAATCGTTGCCCCTAAAACAATACCAAATGCTAGAAATTATGCAAGTGGTGCTTTGAATCTAAAGGACATAGAAGAATTTAAATCCCGTAACCTTACTTTTGTTGCATATGGACTCCAGCCAGCCATTGGTGCTGAGTGGACAGAAGATATGAACTTAGTATCAGGCATGGGATTTAACGCTGTCACCAAAAGTGATTATCGTGAATTTCCTCAGGATGGTAAAGTTGTACGAGTCGACTCTAATATATATTTTGAAAAATTAGGCTACACAGCACACCACCCTAGAGGTAGTTTCGCTTTAAAAACAAGACAGGCTGGAGTAGTTACTCGGCTCTTGGATGTTGAATGGAATGTCGGGAAGTCAGGTGCTGTTTCACCAGTTGCAATTTTAGAGCCTTGTATCATTGGAGAGGCGACAATAAGCAGAGCAACCCTACACAATATCGGATATATCGAAGCACTAGACTTAGAGATTGGATGTGATGTAGAGGTTATTCGTAGTGGAGAAATTATACCTAGAATAGTAAAAAGAGTATGATACTAAGAGAGAAAATACAGAAAAAACTAGATGTACTAGAATACATGATGAAGAACAATGTTCATATAGCAGACCCCAACGGGTGCATGGAATATAGTTGCAGCATCAGTAAATTTTGGTCAGTCCTTTCTGAAGAAGATAGAGATTTTATACAAGGCTGCCAGTCTTCCATTGAGGAAGGGTGGGAGTGGAAATGAGAGTATTAATTATAGCTACTGGAAGAACAGGAAGTACCCAGCTTATGAAGGGTATTGCCGAGGGACTTGACTGTAACTATATAGCTGAGCCTTGGAATCTAGAATTAAAAGATAAACTAGATGATAAACACCAGGCAATAGATTATCAAAATCTTCCTGAAGATGTAGTAGTAAAAGTTATTGTAAATACAAAACAATCTTTAGGATGTTATTTGTATTGGACAGATAGCCCTTATAATACTACAGGACTCGACTGGTTAGATGCAGAGAGTGAAACAGTATTTTGGTATAGATTTGCACAGAAGTTTGATAAAGTTATAATATTAGATAGGCGTGACACTTATGCAAGAGTAGTAAGTGCATCAATTTCTCAGCGACGTGGTATATGGCATGATAAGTATCTATATGATGAGAAGTTAATACCCGAAAATACAGATGAACTTATAATGGAAGCAGAAGCTAGTTCTGCGTTATTAGAAATACTTTCACGGAAAATGAAAATTGATATAACATACTATGAAGAAATTTATAATAACATGCAAAGAAAAAATTACTTTAATCTTCCACTAGACTCTAAAAAACTTTTTGACAAATACTTAAATACAAAATACAGGTATCAAATAAGATGAGTGGCGGAGTATATAATCAAACTTTTTTCGATAACCATCCGTGGGAAAAAGAAAAAGACGGCATACTATACGGAATAGTACTGGTAAACATGCAAACATGGGAACGAGAAACAATAAAGGTAGGCATCGCAAAAGGGCGAACATTCAAAGACGCAGTAAAAAGAGGGCGTGGTTTTACGAACTACGACATAAGAATACAGAGACTTTGGCAGGGGACGATATACGATTGCTGGAGATGGGAACAGAAACTACACAAGATGTATCAAGATGACAGGCACAAAACACAACACCATTTTGGAGGGCATACGGAATGCTTTAGCATGGACTCAAAAATCCTACATAGCTTCCCCAAGAAAAATGAAATATTTAGGGATTAGTGAAGGATTCCATGATGCCGCAGTGGCACACATGGAAGACGACAAAATTTTATTTGCAACTCAAGCTGAGAGGTACAGTCGTGTCAAGAATGATAAACATCTTCCTATAGAGTTTAAGAGATTAGAGTGTAATCAAAGTTTTTTCTATGAAGATACAGAGCTTAAAAATGCTCGTAGAATATTTCATGGTATGGAAGCTACAGATAATGGTAAGTTTATATCAAATCATATTAAACATCATGAAAGCCACATGGCAGCAGCATATTATACTGCTCCTTTTGTTCCAGATGCTACAGTAGTTATAGATGCTATAGGAGAATGGGACACAGCAAGTATTTGGGTAGACCATAAAAAAGTGTGGAGCATGAAGTACCCACAATCCTTAGGCTTATTCTATAGTGCAATCACGAAACGAATAGGACTCAAGCCAAATGAAGATGAGTATATAACAATGGGTATGGCAGCATATGGCACTCCTTGTGTAGATATGACCAACATGACGCGTAAGAATTTGCATAAAGGTATTCCTATGAAAAAATGGTTTTGGCATACACCTGAAGATATAGCCGCTAGTGCGCAGTTGCAGATTGAATTTGAGATTGGAAAGATATTTGATAGAGCAAGACTGTACGGGGATAAAGTAGCATACGCTGGTGGCGTTGCACTGAACTGTGTAGCAAACAGTAAAATAAGAGACAAGTTTAAAAAGATGTGGATATTTCCTAACCCAGGAGATGCAGGAAGTGCATTAGGTTGCATACTAGCACATACAAAACAAAGAATAGAATTTAAAGATACTTTTTTAGGATATGATATTGATAGACCTATCAGTCCTACTAAAGTAGTAGAAGAATTAATTAGTAACCGAATGGTAGGAGTAGCAAATGGAAAAGCAGAGTTTGGCCCTAGGGCGCTTGGCAATCGCAGTCTTCTTGGCGATATCCGTTATGACATTAAAGACACCGTTAATGATGTCAAAAAACGACAGAAGTTTAGACCCTTCGCTCCCGCGATATTGGAGGAGTTTGTAGATGAATACTTTGAAGGGCCTACTAATGAGTTTATGCAATATGTTGCAAAAGCAAAACACGACCACAAATCAGTCACCCATGTTGATGGAACTGCAAGAGTACAGGTGGTTAGAAAAGACAGCACCTCAGCACTACGACCAATACTAGAGGCGTATTACGAAGTGACAAAGATACCAATGTTATTAAATACAAGTTTAAACATAAAAGGCCAGCCTATGGTTAACACCTGGGAAGACGCCAAGTTATTTGAAAAAAGATATGGAGTAAAAGTATTTTGAGCGAGTCAGTACTAGATTTAAATTATGTAGACAACCCAGGAATATGCAAAAGATATAGTAGCACACACCCTGGGATTTATTATAATGGAGATAGCTTCACACAAGGGATGGAGTTACAAGATAGATTTAACGGATGTTATACACATTTAGTTGCAAAACATTTTGATGAAACTTGGGGAAGGTCATCTAAGATAGGAGGAGGTAATGACAGAATAGTGAGAGTTACTTCTACCGATATGATACAGATGCCTAAGAAACCTAAATTAGCAATTATATTATGGTCAGGCCCTAATAGAGTAGAGTACTTAAACAGTTTAAATATATGGAGACAGGTAGGACACATTTGTTTTTCTTTTGATAGAAAGCAGTTAGATATTAAAAGAAGCGATATTTATTGCCACCCCGACATGACTAGAGATCAATTTGAAGGGTGGAAATACTATATGAGATATTGCAGAAGTATTAAGTGGAATGTACATGATATGTGTATGCAGATGATTTATCTTAGAAGATTACTCAATAGTGAAGGCATACCTCATTTATACTACTTTATGAGTAAAGGACAAATAGACTGCGCTTTAGACTCTTTGAGCGAAAAAAGAAGAGAGGGTGCAAACATAGTATGGGAACAACAATATGGTATGAATAGACAAGACTTTGAGAGAGAAATTCCTGAGTTAAATGATGAAGGTTTCTACGAAATGACAAAGTACAGATTTAAGAACAAGTATGGTCCAATGGACCATCCGTTAGAGGAAGGTCATCAAGCAATGGCCGATAGAATAATACAGGATATATATGATAAAAATTTGGATAAACTCTTTAATAAAAAAGATTAAAGCATTACATTTTCAATGGAAAAATCGAAACATTGTGGAAGATACCCACATCTACGAGGAGTAGTAAATTTTGAATGTGGAAATTTTCCTGAGCATTTCAAAAATAGTTCTTGACAGATGCTTAAACTTTTTGTATAATATATTATATATTTGAGAGAGAAAAGAAATGACAACGATTACACCACCGACTAACTGTCCTTGTTGTGACTCCATACTGGAGTTAGTAAACGAGCAGTTGTTTTGCAGAAACACAAAGTGTCCTGCGCAGTGGACTAAAAAGTTAGAGTCCTTTTCATCTTCTCTTAAAATAAAAGGGCTTGGGCCTTCGACTATCTCTAAGTTAGGTGTCGAATCTCTGCCCGAGCTTTATGAACTTACTGTATCAGATATACAGAATAGAATACATAGTGAAAAATTAGCTGAGAAACTCTTTGATGAATTAGAAAAGTCAAAGAGTAGCAAGTTGGTAGACATTCTACCTGCTTTCTCAATACCACTTATTGGTCGGTCGGCTTCTCAAAAATTATGCGATACAATATCACACATCGAAGATATTAGCGAGAACAGTTGTACTGAGGCAGGTATCGGACCAAAAGCATCAGCTAACTTGGTAAATTTCATGGAAACTGAGTTCTATCCTAATAGATACAAAGACACATTACCCTTCAATTGGAATAATAAAATTAATAAAAAGAAAGAGGTCACAGGTGTTGTATGTATAAGTGGTAAGTTAAAAAGTTATCCTACAAAAGCCCATGCTACTAAAGTATTAGAACAGTATGGATTCGTAGTAAAATCAAGTCTGACAAAAGAATGCACTCATCTTATAAATGAGTCGGGCATTGAGTCAGCAAAAACACAGACAGCTCGTGACCGAGGTGTTATAATAATAAGTAATATTAAACATTTAATTGGAGAAAATTAAAAATGGCATTACCAAAATGGACAGACGAAAGAACTTCAGAATTAACTTCTTTCGTGGGCAGTGAGTCCCCTATCTCACAAACTACTGTTGCTTCAGCAGCAGAGCAGTTAGAAACTTCTGTAAGAAGTGTATCTAGCAAATTAAGAAAAATGGGTTATGATGTAGAACTAGCTTCTGCTTCAGCTTCTAAGTCTTTTTCAGACGACCAAGAAGCAACTCTTAGCACTTTTGTGCAAGACAACTCAGGTTCTTATACATATGCAGAAATTGCATCAAACTTTGAAGACGGAAGCTTTTCAGCTAAGTCAATTCAAGGAAAAATCCTTTCTATGCAGTTAACAGAACATGTTAAACCTGCACCTAAAGTTGAGACTGTAAAGTCATACAACGAACAGGAAGAAGGACAGTTCGTATCATTAGTTAATGATGGTGCGTTCATTGAAGATATTGCAGAAGCTATGGGCAGAAGCGTAAATTCAATCAGAGGAAAAGCTTTATCACTACTAAGAGCTGGTGAAATCAATGCTATTCCTAAGCAGAAAGAAACTAAAGGTTCTAGCAAAGCTGACCCTTTAGCAGGTGTCGACATTGACGGCATGACTGTTGAAGAAATTGCTGATGAAATCGGCAAAACAGTAAGAGGCGTGAAAACAATGCTTACTAGAAGAGGTCTACAATGCTCAGACTATAACGGAGCTGCTAAAAAAGAAATAGGCTAATACCTATTCATCGCGGGCGAGCTTTCCTTCGG